TTATTTTTCAGTCTTAAGATCCATTTTCACTCCATCGCCAGCAGAGTTTACTAAATAACCTTTTTCTAGACCACAAATTTTTTCTATAATCTCATTGGACAAAAAAACACCATATTTCCTAAATATTTCGCTTGATATAGCTTCTCGATTGATAATATCGTTATCTAATAAAAGATCCAGTGAGTGCTTTAATGCCACTGATCGCATAGCTTGCGTAGTATCATCATATAGTTCATTTTTATCCATTTCCGATAATTAATTTGTTTTTGAAGCTTTACAAACTCATCAGAAGAAATTAGTTTGAGTGCTTTAGCTCGTAAAACTAATATACTTATGACGACAAACCATATTCGCTTCATAATAATCTCGAGTTATTACATCATATGTTTATCTTTTTATCCAAAAAAGCCTTGACATTCCAATCGCTTTTCCCTAATTTATTGTCTAGTTTATTATATAAAGTCCACTTATAAAAAAATTTTACAAGCATATGATATAAGATACTCATTGTAATTCTTACTTTTATAGATTCGAACTATATCACAGAAAATATCACATTTCGACTAAGATAAGAAAAGTTCCTATCAATTAATTTGTGATATATCTTGTAATCAAAAATTTATTTTCTTATTCCATTATTTCTCATAAAAACTATTTTTTCAATATATAAAACAACCAAATCTAAATTTAGATTGCATAACTACATCGTCTCAAATAAAAATAATCTGGTGAAATGCTCCTATCCAACATCAACCAAGAGCCCACATCTTCCTTCATGTCATACTTATATAGTGTCAATTCGCTGTCATTCATATATCCAAACGGACTATCTGGTTCATTATACAAAAAGAAATTTCCCTGTAAGCTGTCACAATGAGAACAAACATTAGCAAAGTAGCTTCTCTTTTCTGTGTAGGAGTATTTAAATTTACATCCAAACTTCGTCGAAAGTTCTTCTCTTATTTTTTTAGGAATTTCATCATTTAATGCCCATAACTGGAGATCATAACCAGTATCTTTTTGAACTGAGACTGTTGGTCTGTCTAAATCGATAATATTATCTGATAAAGCTCCTACAGCATAAACCTTCGTATTTTTATGACACTTCCAACACGACTGTTGACCTTCAACAATTAAAAAGTTGTCTTTGACGATAATACATCCATCAACCCACTCTTTGAACTTTGCATAGTCATTTTGATTTTCAACATACCACTTTTTTTCTTTTGGATCCCACTTCGCACCTAATTGTTTAGCCAACTCTTTTTGTTCAAATGGAACAGTTAAATAAAGCATAATGCCCCCCCTTAGTGAGCGTTTTCACTTATGATACCATACTTTTTTAGTCACATTGTCCATTTTCTAACGTTTCGAATAAAAATCGAGGAATATTTTCAATAATTTTAAAAAATACGTTTTCTTGTAGTAAAAATAAACAAAAAATCCTCATTCATAAAAAATGAGGAGCAAAAGACTATTCATCAATGGTAATATTCTCAATATCCGTATCTGGTTGATCAAATTGAAGTGATACTAAATCTTTTGTTCTGAAGGCTATAGACCATCCCAGAGGCTCAATAGGAAAATAATTATACGTACTTTTATAAACTTGTGGCGCTCGTACTACAGTCGGAGCCGTAATTTCATAAGTTCCCTCGTTTTGCACTGTACGCATTTGATATTCTTTGTTGGAGATTGCCTCATTGATTGTCTCATCATTTACATAATTGTCCCCAATCGCATACAAATCTCCTTCCACATTATATAATCCTGTATAACTAGAATCAGGGTAACTCACTTCATGAATAATAAATGAAAACTCTTCCTTCTCCGTCTGATTTCCTGATGAATCAGTGATAATATTGAAATAAAAATCTGATGGTTCGATATCAATTGGGTTCAAATTATTATCTGATTTCATCTTGGATAGGAATTCTTTTCCTGATTTTACTATGGAACTGTCGCTTTTCTCTAACAGCTCCTCCGCCATTGCAATATCTTCTCGTACACCTTGAATTCTAGCTGATTGATAATCAAATTCATCTTGCTTAACTTTTTCTAATATCTCTTCATCTGTCATCTTAGAGACTTCGCCGATAGTTAACTTAGTATTCTTATATCTGCTAATTTTATTATCCTTATCAAATACTAAAACAGACTCAATTGCTGTATCTTTTCCAAAATCATCTTTTGTAACATACCATAGTTTTGTCTCTTTACCTTTATCATTCATATAGTCAGCAAACGTATACTTTCAAAATTGGGCGCTACTAATTATTTTATTTAGGCTTAACAATGCAAAAATAACTGCATACTAGTTAAATCTCTCTAAAAATTTATATCCAAATGGTGTTACTTTATACACACCCAAAATAAAAAAAGCCAGAAACACCTGCAAATAGGCATTTCTAGCTTAATCAATTCAATTACCCCACAGACCCTTCCATATAAAAGAATGGGTTTTGTTAATCGTGATTAAGTTTAATTAACACTGGTGTAACAGGCTTTAACAGATATCTTAACATCATTAGGAAATTATAAATGTAAGTACATGCACTTACAAACGCACTTACAATTTTATCCACCAACGCCAATTAGAGTAGATATCAAAAATTCAAAATTATAACTCCGAGCTTAAATACATCCTACTATTAGGCAAACATATAAAAGTTATGCCCAATATATCATAATCGGCATAGTAATCAAAGCCTTGCAACGAGCACTTAATAACAACAATCTTCCATGGTAAACAAATAGCTCGCTTTGGCGGGCTTGTACATAAAAAATGAGGTGGAAAACATGACAGTAAAAGAATTTATTAGAATACTATCAGAACTAGAATCTGACAAAGAAGTCACAATCATCGGAGTCGCTCATGATGGAAGCTATGAGAACGAAATAGACGAAATAGAAATTGAACAAGTAGATCAATCCTATAAAATTTATGTTGGAGCTTAAAAATTTGATATTAGAAATGATCTTTCTTTCACAGCTTCTGAAAATAATTTGTCAGAAATGTCTGCATTTGATATGACACTTGTTGAAGATAAAATATTTAAACTAAAGACATGAGAAATGTACCCTCGTTGCTCATATTCTTCCGGATTTTCAAAAATAGTTTTAAAGCCTTTCTTACTTAAAATAGAATTGGTATTGTCCATTTGATATACTTGCATGATTGGATGAAAATCTATTTCTTTATCGAATCTATCCCATAAAACGGCATTTGCTTGAGATACTATTTTGAAGATTAAATTTCCCGCTTTCTCACAATCATTTTTCGAAGGAATAATCCCATCATGAACAACGATGTTTCTAAAATTAACAACTTTATTAGGTAATTCTTCAATCGAATTTCCATTTGATAAACTGAAAAAAGCGCTTGAGAATGCCCCTGCAATTCTTTCAGATCTATTTAGACTCTTTAAGCAATAATTAACTTTATCAATATCTTTTGATTCATTATAAAGAAAAGCAGCGAGAAAATTCTTCTTATAGGCATCTAAGCCAGAGTGCAATGCATTGAAAGATTCGATATAAAAACCTAAATTGTATGATTCTATAGCTTGTTGGAATAGATATTGATATCTGTTATCCTGAGAGATAAAAAAAGTTTTGTGGTTATTATTACAGCATACATCTTTTCCTTTGAAAAACCCTTCGTCTATTTCAACGGTAAAAAATGAATTATCTTGCTCATGACACTTAGGACAACCAACTAATATTTCCATGCTTAACCTCCTTATCAGTATTTCAGCCGACCACTGACTGATAAGGAGATTATATTACCAAGATCATACGAACAGAAAGAGAACGTAAAAAGCTCCTTACTCAATTAGAGTAGGGAGCCTTTTTACTTACTTAATTAATTTGTATTCTTTGGGATCCATGAAAGTAGATGGGTCTACAACAGATGAAAGAATCACTTTTTCTGTTTCTTCATGAGTACTAACTTTCTTAATCATTTTAATCTTTTTGATGGAATAGGTAATGGGGAGTTTCTCATAATCTTTCAGGGATTTTTTATAAATAAATTCTTTGCTACCGCTTGTATAAGTAGAATCGCAATATTTATAAAAACTAAATGTAGAGGCAGTTTTTCTTAAAAGTTTACCATAAAACCTCTCACTTCTATAATTTGATGTTATAGAAGGAAATGTTTCAAGTAAGAAAAAATCTCCAATTTTCAATTTGTTGATATTAACTTCATAAGCCTGCTCAAAGTAGATATAATCTACTATCTTAGAATATTTGAAATTATTCAAATCTACATGCCTTCCTTTCACTATTTAACTATAAAAATATAAAGTAGAAATATATAAAGTGGGATTATATTATAACAATGTCCGCTTGATTTAATAGTGATAGTTCAATATCCTTGCAGTAACTAAGTTTATACTATACATTAATAAGTGCGTGCAATACTTTACGAAGAGTAATTAGGCGGGTAATGCTTGGGGAAGTGAGCCTAATACTCTTCTTCTTTATTTTAGCATTATTTTTATTTAATAGATATTATTGTTCAGAATATCGTCTGAAATATTTTTATGTTTTTCAGCATAATATAATATTCACTTCATGACAAAAGCAAATAAATCTGTCTCTCTAAAATTCGATAAAATTTTTTCTGGAAATCTCTTGAATTAAAAAAAAGCTAAAGTGTATCATGAATTTATACCAACTAATCCATTTTATTGTAATTGCTCTTTCGAAACTTCCACTCTATGAATAGTAGGGTGGATTTTTATTGAATTAAATTAAGATAAATTGTAAAATAGTGATAGCCTTTTCAAAGGCTATCTTTTTTTCATTTCTGCGCCCACTCTACCCGAGGGTGGGTTATATTTGTACCTTTAGCTCAGTTGGTTAGAGCAGACGGCTCATAACCGTCCGGTTGTAGGTTCGAGTCCTACAAGGTACATATAAGCATGGCTTATGGCGAAAACTCTTTATTAGTAGGCCCTCTTTTTTTTGTTGAATCTATATTGAATTTTAAGATATTTGAATGTATCATAGATTCATACCCACTAGCTCAGTTTTTTATTTTTTATTCTTTATGATTTTTCGTACATTTTAGCTGTGAGCAATAATTATTTAATATTTAGTTAGATAATATCCCCATAAAGATAAAATTAAGTGCTTTGAAAAGTATCGGTTGACACATTGTTAACTACTAGCGTATTATATTAAATACAATGCAACTTACGCTTTGGGTAGAAAACCGTATTTGTAAGTTTTTTGTTTGTAAAGGAGGATGCTAATTATGGCAACTGCTATGAGAAACACGGAAATTGAATTTAAGAATGAAAAAAAGTATCAAGAGTTTATGAGAAAAATTACGTCTAATAATAAAAAAGCTTCAAATAAAAATGCTGCTAAAACTGTCTCCGAAATGAATAAGATTACTTCAATGACCGTTAATGGTAAAAAGATTACTTTTTGAGTTGGTGAACCATGTTCTTAGAAGAAATAGATATCAATAAAATTGATAATTTGAATGAAGAAGAGGAAGCCTTGCTTAAGGCTTTTTCTTGTGGTAAAAAACACATCGATGATTACTTGCATAGCGAAGCATTAGAAGATTTGAGTTTCGGAATTACCAAAACTTTTCTTTTTTTTTGGGCATATAGATGGAAGTAAAGAAATTTTGGGCTACTTTACTCTTACTAGTGATAGAGTATTAGTAACCAGAAAATCAAAAACTGAAAAAGGATTGAAAGATTGGTCTAATCCCGTAAAGAGAGAATCTATTCCAGCAATTCAGATACATCATTTTGCTGTGAATAAAAAATTCCAAAGACGAGGCATTGGATCTAATTTGATATATTATGTCTTTCAATTCATAAAAAGTAGTATATTACCTAACATGGGTGCCTGTTTAGTAACTGTGCAAAGTGAGAAAGATGTAAAAGACTTTTACAAAAAAATTGGCTTTGAAAGCACGGGTCAAACACGAGATTCCAATTGTGGTATGGCGTTTTTGACTAAAGATTTTTATATTGAAGATGTGATCAAATCTAGTAAGCCTTGAATCAAAACCTCGTACTTAACAATACTATAAGGAATCCGCTCTTAAGAACAATAAGAGTGGATATTTTTATGCAAAAAAAGCACAGCATATTCTCATATGTCGTGCAAGTGGAACTATGTTCCGTCATCATAATAATTATCATATAGTAATTTACTGAATAGGAAAAGTAAAAAGCTTATCGAACATTGATATTTTCAAATTCAATCATAATCTTAGTCTTACCAATTACTCCGTATTTCTTCACAACAAACTGATTCCGATCATTATACTCGCCAGCAACTACAATCTCCATTCTTTCATCCACATCTGCCAAGAAGTTCAAGCTATGAGCTGCAATCAAGCAATTCTCATTATCCAAAGAGAACCGCACCAAAGGGGTCTTGCTCATCTTCAATACACGTATCTTCGATACATAGCCTTTGATGAACCTATGTCCACAAAATATGCTTTCTCAAACCTTATTGTTCAAATCTTGTTGTGCTCGAAATTAAAGATTGACGCATGGTTCGTTTGCATTCTTTTATTTATCGTTTAAACTTATTCTCTGAGCGCCAAACTAAGAAATCATCAAATAGTTGAATATTGATGATTGGTAGATTTGCTGTTACCAATCTATAACCTTCTTTGAAATCCTTGTGCTCTTTAAACTCCTTTAGCAATTTCTGGAACAACGATTTGTGCAACTGGTACCCAAAGTAAACAACTGCTTCATCTTTTGCCATCCACGCTTGTGGTACTTTGATTGTTTTTGCTAATGTAACTTGCATGATTACTCCCCCTAAAGAGTTCTAATTCTTCTAACATCATTGGAAAACCAGTTTTAGCCACATGTTCTTTGTTTGCTACGGGTACTATATCTAGTTGCCGATAAAAGCCAACATTTTTATATTTATCTATCGTTGCGGTGCATCGCTTAACTGAGTGATAGTGAATTCAAACCATCTTTAAATATAAATTATTTACATTTCTTGGTGCATTATTTATTATCTAATATTAAGAAGGAAATCAGCTATAACCTAATTTCTCAAAATATCTGCGAAATTTTCCTCTAAGAATTGAAGGGTCTTTGATTTCAAAAATAGATACTTGTCGTTTCCATCACCTGGATAGTAAACAAAACCGTTGCTTGATTTTGAAATATCAATACGATTTCTGTATTTTGGATTCTTTAGTACATTTTGTCTAAACCAGTCGTATTTGCGGTTTATCCGTTCTAAAACTTCTTTAAGAGACATCCAGCGTCCTATATTATCGGCTTTCAACAATTCGTCATATTCTATTTTTGAAATGATCACGTAGTCTTCTGGTATAACAATTTTTGCTTCAAGATACTGTGTCATACAAGATTCCCCTTCCTCATTTATTATTTGAATAAATCCCAAAAACTAAAAGTTGTTTTCTTGTACACTTTGTTTTTAACAGATTTAGTAAAGCCTACACCTTTTTTTCCATACATAGGGCTAATTGATTTTTTTACTGCTCTTTTGGCTTTACCTGTGGTTCTGGCAGATACAGATTTTTTGATGCTTGGTTTTCTCATTCCCATCCTCATCTTATAAACCTCCTAAAATTGTCTGCAGGCGATGCAGTTTTACCTGATTTTATAATCTCAACACTCTATTCTTTGTAAGCGTTCACAGTATAAATCTACCTTAATTGGTGTCCATAATCTATATTGTGATAAATTCCCTCGAAAAATTAAATGCAGACATAAAAAGCAGCTAACGATGCTATCGCTAACTACTTCACTCCTAAAATTTAAATGTTTGCTTAAATTGAGAAAGTCACCCGAACTTTGCCAATAACGGGAGGCGTCAATGCGGACATGCGCTAGAACCGCTTTTTAATATTGCAGATTCTTTAATCTTGATTCACTATGTATGACCAATAGGCGAACACTTAACTAACAAAGATCTACATTGCCTGTATAAAAGTCCGCCCTAAATACTTCCTCTGTCACTCAATCATAGATTAATGAACTCCATTTCCTAGCTATTATGCTTGTGATTCAATGCTTAATTTTATTCCATAGCCTTGTGTTGAACAGTACCTTAATCTTTCATGTTGCTAGTATTTCATACCAACGTCTTGGAAAGCCATAATGGATTAGGTCGACTGATGGAAACTTTATAATCAAATTTATTAAATCACTAAAAAACCTATTCCAAATAATATCGTCTGTGCATAGCTCTTTCAGAGCCACTATAACAACGAATAACCTTTTTATATTGACTGAATGATTTCCTATAGCTTGAGGCAATTTGGGAGAAGTATTGATTGTTCTGTAAAACAATCTTCCATTATGTGCTGCAATGTTTCTGACTACTGTCGTTGATCTAAGCCAACTTTTTGTGTATGGATAATCAACGCCTTTAAAACAATTCTTTAATTCTTTTTTATATTTAGTCTTAAGCATATCGTAAAATTTTGATAAATCATTAATGTTTATTAATTGAAAAGCGACCCACAGAGGAAATTTTGAATCGTAATTATCTTTATACCATACTTTAAATAATTCATCATTTTTATCTGAATATTGGAGTTTTTCTTCAAACTTTTTTATCCATTTATCATGCAAAGATGCATTGTCAAAATATTTTGAATCATAGTAAAAATAACTTCCATATTTTAAGCAAAGCGTATCAGCTATTCTTGCTTTATACTCTACCTCTATCGAAGAAATTAAATAGAGGAGAATAGATTTCAATTCCTTATCAAACCAATATGTACTCATAATTTTGTCAAAGTCCATATTATCATTAAGTTTCTCTAACTTTTTATTATAGTATGGTAATATATAACCAGTAGTCCTATAATATCCGACATTTGATAAAAAAGTCTTAACCTCATTTTCATCATTGCTATTAATATTAAAGCCTCTTACTCTCAGTCTAGTAATCTGCTGACCATACTCAGTCGCTTCTTTTTTCTTCATATTTTTTCTCCATATATACAAAAAAACGACCAAGGCGTATTAGCATTGCTAAGAGGCTCCCTTGGTTTTGTTACATAAACCATAACATCTCTCTGAATATTAGTCAACTATTTCCTTTTAGTATTATATTTAATTAACTCTTAAGCGACACCACACTAAGTGTGAATATATTTCCTATCAAATACATTTTCCCTGTTTCAGACAGAAGCCCACTTATAATCGCCAGTGAATAAAGGCCATATTCGTTGATTCCAATAAGACCACGGTTCGGCATATTTTCTAAAGTAAAGATTCGCGACGTTAGAACTAATTTGTCCTCTGGATCAACACGATCATTCAGAGCTTTTCTTGAATTTGCATATCCCAAAACTTATGCAACGTCTTTTCCTACAAAATATGGTTCATCATTTACTATGATTGTCCAAACTTCGTTTTGTGCGAAATTAAAAATTTGTGGTGTGTTCATATTGATTTCTTCTTTTTTACCGTTTATTCTTGGCGCATTCCATAACTGCTCTTATTGTTCTCTCGGCAACTTCCTTAGGCACTTTATCGCCTTCTCTTACAGGACGACCATCACTTGCCCAAAAGAAATTTATTTTTGGATTTTCGACTACTTTTGACATGGTTTGACCTCCTAATTATTGATGATTTTAGCATATCAAAAAAGGCACCTGGCTAAAAGCCAGATGCACTTTCATCAAAAAACAATGTGTTCTCTTGGATTAATAAAATCAGCATTGGATGGCCAAGGTCCATTTGTAAAAAATTGGAAGTGCAAATGCGGTCCAGTACTTGGACCCGTTGTTCCCATATTGCCGATTTGTTGTCCCTGATTGACCGTATCGCCTACAGAAACTCTCAGTTGACTTTGATGTGCATACCCTGTGTAAAGCCCGTCAGAGTGCTTAATAACAACGTAGTTTCCATACCAATCGGGGTAACTTCCAGATATAACCACTTCACCAGCTGCCGATGCATATATAGGCGTGGTGGCATTTCCGTTTACTAGGTCAATTCCATTGTGAAGCTCATATGATCCAGTAATAGGATGATATCTGTAGCCGAACTCGCTAGTCACTGTAACTGGTTTGCTTATGGGAACTACATACCCCGAACTTTCATTCACTTTCACATATTGTCGGATCATCGCAGCATAGTGAAAATTACCACCATTTACATACAGATAAGTTCTGCCATCTGCTTGAGAGACTGCGTTCACATATGGATATGTTGCACCAGTTGTATTTCCTAGCGAAGGAGCAACAACTGTTCTTGAATAGACCTCAGCCAAATCAGTGGTATTTACTCCGCCTCTGTTTGAGAGCCAAGGGATATATGCACTTCCGAAGTTGTATCCTTGCATTACTCCCCAAATGTCTACATTTTGATCCTGACCGTTTTTAATTTGTTGAGCTAGGTGTTTACACCCTTGTTTTACCGACGCTTCACCTGTAAGATAACCGGGACCTGGATAGCCCGCTGATTCAGAAGATTGCATGATGTCATCTGTGCCATCTGTACCGGGGTTTTCTACCATGATCAGCGCATAAGCTAGTCCGATATAATCCGAAATTCCATATAGTTTCGTATACTTTTCAAGCCAAGCAACGATATTCGCATTGCCGGTTATGTTGCTGCCGATATTAATCGGATCATATGTTGCACCACCAGGACCAACGCCACCGCCAGAACCACCGGGGTAAACTTGGGCGCCATTAATTCTGATTTGTCCATTTCTAACATCTATATCGCCTGCAACAGTCAAATCCCCCTGCAGGCTTACATTCCCTCGGTATATCGCACTACCATCACCAAGAAATACTAGTCCATGATCTTCTTTGGCAGAAACCAGAATATACTTACCGTCACCTTGAGTTTTAATAACCAAGGAATTATCTTCAAGTGGCGTTGGCGTGCTATTTCCTGATAGTTCAGGAAATGGATTACCCGCTGAGTTTGTTGTGCCTATAGTCCCAATTTGCCTATCTGATCCCCAAAACTCCATACCCTGTTTTGTTAGTTCCATTATTTTCTTTCCGTTATTTTCAATCCTCAACGCACCAGAAACCAATTTGAGAGTATCACCTAGTTTATTAAATGATGTTTCGAAAATATCAGCAATAATCGATCCAGTTTTAATAAAGTCAGCATTGAATTTTCCGTCTATGGTCCAAGCGGTTTTAAATGGGCTAGTGTAGAAATCTCCATCTATAAACCCAATTCCATCTGAATTTGCAACTAAGAAATGGCTTGAAGTTTGAATAGAATCACCGTCCATCCATACCATTTGAAATGGCTGACGACTTTCTCCTCGTTGAGGATGATTGGCAGGATAATCGGATGGTGACATCAAAATAACCGCACCGCCATGAGCGCCACGGATGATATCTGACTGCCATTTGCTGATTTCAGTTGAATCATAAAACGTCATTTTAGTTTCAGCTAAATTGGTTACGCTATTTTGAACACTTGCTGCTTGCCTAGTGCTTGACGTGTTCAAGTTATCGCCTAATCCGCATTCTACCTTGTTCCTAATACGATCAATTTTGACGCTGAAAACACGAGTTTTATAGTGATAGTTCTTATCTGATCGGTGGATGGTTACTGTGTTACCGATTGAATCCCCGCCCAGTACAGAGGTTTTGAATTGAATCAGCGGCCGTGAGTATTCTACGAGATTCTCATAGGTCGCTTGCAGCAACTCTCTAGGGTCTTCTATATCTTCCAAGATTAGAACAGTTTCCCGTTTACGCTTGCTTCCGTTCTTCATCGGTATGCCGTAAAGTGCTGTCATTTCAGGATATTCAAGCCAATTCTGTCCTTTAGGCTTATCTAACGGATTACCATTCGACTTTTTCCATTCGATGTCAGTGAATTCAATTCTTCGTCCGTAGCCGTCCCCGACCTCTTCACCTTTACCCCTTCCGATAATCGAGGTATATAGTTGCGATCGGTCTCTTTGACGCACGACTTCAAGCGCATTTGATCCATATACGAATCGTTTATTACTGAATATCCCAATCTGCTTATAAATTTCAATCCATTTATCTGTGATTTTGTTGCCATCGATTTTACATTTAAAGACTATCTCACAGCCAAACGTCTGCAGTTGCTTTAAAGCATCTTTAACGCTTAGATAGTAGAACGTTCCTGAAATTGCAGGAAGCGTGGGATCGACATAACCCACACGCCACTCAGCATTTGTATAACTAAGAATCTGTTCTGCTACTTGTTTGATACTTCGATTGCTAGGGCGCATATCAAGCACGATAAACGAATGTAGTTCATCTACTGCAAAGTTAACCCCTGTAAAGCTTAAACGTCCTCTAGGGTCGCTATCAGCGGTTATTTTGTACATCGAAAACGAATCATCATTTTCTCGAACAGCCATAAAAGCAGCATCTCGAATTTTTTTGTCATCCAATACACTAACGCTCAAAGTATCGTTCATCAGCTCGCTTTTATCTGCTGTGATTTCTTTCGACTGGACGGATTCAATAATTTTGCTTTCTCCGCACACTTTTAGCAGTTCTTGTTCATCATTAAGAAAGTAAATGCTTTCGCTCATAGCGCCACCACCCGATAAAGGACTTCGAGAGATCCATTGTTTGTCTTAACAACATCCCCTTTTTTGATGTAGAAATCTTCAAGTTGTCCGCCAGCCCAATCTAAGATATTTGTTTTATCTACACCGTTCACATACACACTACCTTCTTTGTTTCGAAACTCAATTACATCCCCTGCAACAATGCTAGCACCTGTAATTGACATAGAGAGTGAGCCGTTGGTCACTTTAACGCTTGTTGGTGCGCTCAATTTAACTCTTACGATGTCTGGGACAATCGTATATGGAATGTACGTGGCAATTTCGCCATCTGATTTATATTGCTTTGAATACTTTCTAGGATCAGCACAATAGATATCAAAACTTGAAACGATTCTGTTTGTGTCGCCTGCAACGGTATTAGAAGATGAAAACCGACCATGATATGTGTAGTCTAATTCATCGTTGAATTGAATTGGAACATCTTTTGTTTTATAGAGATACCACATTAAAAGATCAAACTTTTTTTGCAGTTTCTCTGGATCGTTATCTTCGAGTTTATATTTCACTGTCAGCGTCCTTGAAGGCAACGTCTGGTTCGTGACAATGCTCCCGACTTGAATTGACTCAGATTCAATGCCCACAGATATCATTTCTCTTCCTTCGACTGACAATGTTTGATAACCTTCGATGACCTTCTCAAATAGGATGCCATCATAATACATAGCGGAAGTAGGAATGTACTCCGCTATGTATCGTTCATTTTTCTGTGTGTCCATAAACGGATACATTCTGTTTTCCATTTCCTACCTCCTAAAATTGCATATTTAAGTTAATACCATTACCTTGAGCTTGGCTAATGTCATCAACAATTTTAGAAAACTCACTATCTCCAATTCGAACATT